GTAGATTTATGAAAAAGAAATCGAAGTTCAGCAAACTGGCAACGCAACTCAAGAAGGAGGGTGCGGATGATCCCAAAGCTCTTGCGGCATACATTGGTCGCAAGAATCTCGGGGCCGCGGAGTTCATGCGCCGCGCCGCAGCCGGTCGCAAGAAGGCTAAGTGATGATCTCACTCATTTCACGAGTCCGCGCCGCATGGACTTTTGGCCGGCATCAATGCTGGGTCGATGCGCTTCCTTGGAACAGGGATGACGCGACCACTCTCAATAACTTTTTCAAGAGCGAGACCGGAAAAAAGTTCAAGGACGCTGTTCTTATGCAGAACGCTTCTGCAATTACGGACAGAAACCATTTGCAATACTCCTCTGGATTTGCAATGGGTCAGGCCAGTCTTGTGAAGGTCATCGAGATGATGGCCGACCGAGAATCAATTACGGGACAGGAAGATGATCCGGATTCTGTCACGAATACATAGGATCAAAGTTGCGGTTGCTGCGTCTGTGCGGACCAGCAAACGAATACAAGCACAATATGTCAGATGAAACAATGAGTGCCGATGCGATGCTCGCTTTGGCCAATGATCACGATGCTGGTGTCGATATCGACAGCCAACCACGGGAGCAGACTCAAAACAAAAACGAGTCAGCTTCGGTTGAGCAAGATTCCTCCAATGAGGGGAGTGCCAGTAAAGAGGTTAATAACCGCGAGCAAGATGATGTAGGCACGAGCAGTAAGTCAGAGACCGATTCCAAGGCCAAGCAGAAGGAAGGGGAGAAGCCGAAGGATCAGAAGAGCAAATTCGCCCAGGATCAGAATCGAAAGACCAAGACCTGGGAACAAATCAACGCTGAGAAGGAGGCCATCAGGGCCGAGCGCGAGGCGGTGAGGCGTGAACGGGAAGAGTGGAGCAAGCAACGGGAGCAATCCACGGTTGCTGATACCAATTCTTTTCGGGACGAGAAGGGTTACACTGCGGAGGATTACGAGGCTGCGGCCAAGGAATTCGATGCGGATGGTGACTCTCAGTTGGCCAAAGCAGCGCGAGCTAAGGCTGATGGCGTCCGTAAGACCGTGAGTGTTAAGCAGCAGCAGGTTCAACAGGAACGCTTTACGAGGACTTGGTCAGATAATTTCAACAAGTTGTCCGAGAAGGAGACTTGGTTGAAGGATCAGTCCAGTAACGAGTACAAGCGAACGGTTGAGTTGTTGCAGCGCATTCCGATCTTAACAACGCTGCCCAATGGGTTAGCCCATGCGGTAGAATTGATGAAGCTCCAAGATACTGCGGGTCGATTTCAGTCTGTAGAAGCCGAGAATAAGTCTCTGAAAGAACAGCTCAACAAGCTCCAGCAGAAGACCGCCATTGGTAAAAGCGTTCCGGCAGGACAACTCAAGACCGAGGAGAAAGATTTCTCACGGTTATCCATGAAGGAGCAAAGGGATGCGCTCATGCGAGCGACACGAGAGTTCGACCGGGAAAGCAACCAATAGCACAACCACAACTAAAATATGGCAGGCATTACTACTTCAACCACGCTAACCAGTCAGTTCCAGAACTTCTTCAGCAAGGAGCTTCTCTCGATCGTCCAACAGGAGACGATTCTTGATCAGTTCTCCATGAAGGCTCCGATCCCCAAGAACAATGGTAACAAGGCCATCACGATGTTCCGCTTCGGTCCTCCGAGCGTTGCTGGTGTCCAGACCATCAGTTCTGAAGGTACTCCTATCAGCTCTGGAAACTATCGTTCCCTTGTTCTCAACAGCCTCAGCAAGAGCCTCGCTCAGTACGGTCAGGTGATCGGATTGACCGATATTCTCCGCGCTACGGACCTGTTCAACTCCCTCCAGCAGGCCACCAAGACTTCCGGTCTGGACATGGCCCTCTGGGTTGACTCGGTCATTCGTAACACCCTGATCGGATCTAACCTCACTGCGAGCGGTTCTTCTATCGGTTCCGCCGCTGAGGGTGGTGGTACGTTTGATAACTCGGATGCTTGTAACACTGCCGCTTCTTCCGGCGGTATTAAGGTGTACGGCAACCCTGCTACGCTGACCACTCAGACGTTCTCTGGTCTGAACAGTGCGACCACTGCTGCCGATGCCACGATGACCGCTTCGGCTGTCTTGGATTCCATGACTCGTCTGAAGCGTAACCGCGCTCCGATGATCAACGGTGGCTACGTCCTGGCGACCGATCCTCGTGTTACCCGTGATTTGATGCGCGATGCCGATTGGTTGAACGCCTCCAACTACGGCAACAAGGGTACCCCGTTCTACAAGGGCGAGGTGGGTTCCATCTACGGTTGCCGCGTTGTCACTCAGACCAACTCGTTTGTTAGCACCGGCTCCGGTACTGCCGCTGACGAGTTCATCTATCAGGCTTCCGCCGCGGGTGGCGGTCTGGCGGTTAGCAAGGACATCATCGCCTCGTTCTTCTTTGGTAATGAGTCCTTTGGTATCCCTGCCTTGACCGGTGATGATCCGTTGTCCCCGAAGGTTGTGATCACCGATACCCCCGACAAGAGCGATCCGTTGAACCAGCTCGTCACCGTTGGTGTGAAGCTGTACTTCGCCGCTCTGCGTTTGGCCGCTGGTAACACTGGCTCCACTGCTAACCCGGTGTGGTACCTGGTGCATCGTACTAAGACCTCTACCACGCTGTAATATGCGACCTAAGACGGCCACCATCATGGTGATTGCCGTCGGCCCAAAGGGGCATCGTCGAGAAATCGGTGGTGCCCCTTCTCATTCCGCTTGCGGATGTGATGAGGCTGACAACAATGCGCCAATGATTGCGATTCCAGTCGAGGCTCTTTCCACTGACACGGAAGATGGCCAACAGGCTTCCCCCGAGGTTGGTGATGAAGTTGTCCTACAGGAAGTTCGGGGTATTCTCAAGAAGCTTGAAAATGGTGAGGCTTACGTTGAGATCCAAAGCGTGAACGGTATGCCCGCCGAGTACGAGAAGGCCGGCAAGGAATCTATGGAACCAATGGACGAAGAAGGTATGCGAAACATGGTTTCCGAGTACGACAGCGAGATGGAGTCCTAACATGCCGATCTACACCTTCGAAAACAAAGGCAAGTCCTTGGAGCAAATCGCTCCGATGGGAACCGATTCTCTTGTGATCAAGGGTGAACGCTGGACGAGGCAGCCGGTAGCCCGCTTCGGGGTTACCGGTTTTGCCCGCGAAGCCGAACTCAAGGACAAGGTGAAGCAGGGCTTTAGCCGGATGGAAGACCGGCAGGGTACCCGCTTTGAAAGCACTTTCAGCAAGAATCAGATCCGTAAAATTTGGGACATATGAGCATAGAATCTAATCTGGCAACCGAGTATTCGATGGGCAATGCGGGCTTCCAGCTCGTGACCTCTACCGCGTTGACCACTGGCCCATTCGTTGCGATCACCACGATTGCCGTAACTACTTTCACTTCGATCACCGGTAATGGAATCAGCGGCTCTTGGTCCACAGTGGCTATCCCCGCTGGCATTACGCTTCCTGGACCGATTACGAGCTTCCAGATTTCCAGTGGTCAGGTGGTCGCGTTCAACGGAATCATCAGCTCCTAACCGTGACACTCGCTCTTGGAACACGATTGGCTTCGAGTGGGTCTGGCGGAAACGTCACGCCCGCCGATCTGCCGATCGTGCGCCGGGATCTATTGCAGGAAGACGAGTTCTTCGTACTGCAAGAGGATGGAACTGGGAAGATCGTGTTGTCTTTTGGCACCTACGATCGAATGGCAACTGAGCAGGGCACCGATCTCATTTTAACCGAAGCATCCGACAAATTCATTTTAACCGTAGAATAATATGGCAGACACAAAGATCACAGCACTGACGGCGTTGACCGCCGCTGATCCGGCTAATGACGTTATCCCTATCGTTGATGTCAGCGATACCACGATGGCGGCATCTGGTACGACTAAGAAGATCAGCGTAAACAACATCCTCGGAGCATCCGGCACCGCCACCCTCGCCTCCGCCACCATCACCGGCGATCTGACGGTGGATACCTCGACGCTGAAGGTTGATTCGACGAATAATCGGGTGGGTATTGGTACGGCGACTCCTGCTTCGGGTTATGTATTGGATGTGGTCGGTGCTGCCCGTATTACAGCAGCGGATGGTTTGATTTTGGATAAAGCTGGTGCTGGATTTTTAGAATTTAGAAACAGCGGAAATGCTGGAGCTAATGTTGGAACTTCTGGAACTGGCGGACTGACCATATACACGGCAGATGGTGCTGGTGGCGCATTAGGAGTTCGCTATGTAATCGACGCTACCGGCATCTCCACTTGGTCCGTAGCTGGCTCCACCGCCATGACCCTCAACTCTACGGGGTTGGGGATTGGTGCGAGTGCGGTTGAGAAATTGACTGTGGCTGGAAAAGGATTGTTTGTGTCAGCAAATCCAGATAACTCTGCCTTGAAGCTGGAAGCGAGTACAGGAACCAATTCTGTTGCTATCAATTTCCTCAACACTGGTGGCAACTACTTCATTGGAGTTGATAACTCTGTCGGTGGTCGATTGTACGGCCAACCTTACTCGCTGTGCATTGGTAGCACCGGAGCTTATCCGGTTGTCATCGCAACTAACAACACCGCCAGACTCACAATCGACTCCTCTGGAAACTTGCTTGTCGGTTTAGCTACTGCTGGAACCACCGCTGCCAAAACTATCCAGATTGCCAACGGAACCGCTCCTACGGCTAACGTAACTGGCGGTCAACTCTACGTCGAGTCCGGTGCGCTGAAGTTCCGTGGAAGCTCTGGCACCATCACCACAATCGCAGCCGCCTAATTTAAACGACCATGATTACCCTCTCTTGGATCATCGAACGCCTTCTCGTTAAGCCCATCGAAGGCAGCAATCCCGATGTCGTCATCACCGCCGACTGGCGTTGCAACGGCACTCAAGATCAATACAGCGGCACCTGCTACGGCTCCTGCTCGTTCCAGCCGCCGACTGGTGACTTCACGCCATATCCTGACCTGACGCAGGAACAGGTGCTTGGTTGGTGCTACGCCAATAGCGTCGATCAAGCGGCTATCGAAGCGAACGTGACGCAGCAGATCGAGAATCAGATCAATCCGCCGATCATCGCTCCGCCGTTGCCGTGGGTGCCGGTGCCGCCTCCGGTTAAGGTTGCGGAGCCTGTTGTGGTTCTCAATACTGCCTCCGCATGATCAAGATCGAACTCAGCACCGAGCAGGTGAATAGCCTCCTCCAACTCATCGACATTGCCATCAAGGCCGGTGGCTATCAGAACGCTAAGGTTGGCGTTCCTCTGGCAGACATCATCCTCAACGCCGCACAGCCTAAATCCGAGTAATGGAACCAACGAACAGCAGCACCAGCCCTGGACTCAGCCTAGCAGCAGCGGCAGGTGCCACCGCTGTTTCGTTTCTTCCGGTACTGACCGACTGGGTTCGCCTTATCACCGCGCTGATCGGCTTAGCCTGCGCCTGTTACGGAGCCTATAGGCTGTTCAAATCCAAATGAAAAACACGAAAACAACTCTCGCTGGTGTTGGTGCCATACTGGTCGCTGTTGGTGGTGCCTTACGGGCTGCCTTCGACGGTGATCCTACGACCAACATCGACATCGCCTCGACCATCGCCGCGGTGACCGCTGGCATTGGTTTGATCATGGCTAAGGATGCCAAGGAAGCCGAAGTTACCAAGCCGTGAACTGGGTCTACCAGATCCTTCGGGCAATCCTCGACTTCCTACGAGCAACACCACCTACCGATGTGCAACATGGTAAAGCTCCCGAGGCCCTCAAGGATGATCTGGCTGGCCGTGTTGCCGATCTGCCTGGGTTGCCAGCAGACGAAGGTGATCCTCGTTCCTAGCGGTGATCCGGTGATGCTGGCACAGCCGGTAAAGGCCAGCGTCTACGGATTCGATTCTGATAAGAAGCTGGTGGGGCCATCCAAGGTGGTGCTGCCGGCAGGTTGGTACGTTTTACCGAAGAACTGATATGGGAATACCACTCACAGGCAGTAGCGTTGCATCGACCTACACTGGCCTACTCAAGAACTCCGACAACTCCACCGTAGGCGCAACGCTCAAAGCCATCAGCGACGGCAGCGGCAATGACTCCGCACTCCAAGTCTCCAACGCCGCAGTCAATACCACCGGAGACTTCAGCGTAGCCACTAACAAGCTCACAGTGGCTGCTGCAAGCGGCAACACGGCTGTTGCGGGTACTTTGGCTGTCACCGGGGCTACCAACCTATCAAGCCTCGCTACAAGCGGTGCAGCGACCATAGGCGGTGCGCTAAATGTCACCGGAGCAACCACGCTCACCGGCAATCTTACGGTCCCAGGAAACCTTGCGGTCACCGGAACCTCCACCCTGACCGGTGCCACCGCTGTTACCGGTACTCTCGGGGTAACCGGAGCAAGCACACTAGCAAGCGTCGGCGTGACCGGAGCCGCTACTGTTGGAACAACCCTCGGAGTCACTGGAGTCTCTACGTTGGCCAGTGCTGTTGTTACGGGAGCGGCTACTGTTGGCACAACCCTTGGCGTAACCGGCAATGCTACGCTGGCGGCAAACCTAACCGTTAACGGTGATACTACGCTTGGAAGCGCACCGGCAGATCTTGTAGTTATTCTTTCAGATCAGATCACGGTTCCAAATATACTTAGTGCTACAATAGATCTTGCCGCCGACAAGGTGCTGATCACTGACGCAAACGATTCTAGCAAGGTTAAGGTTGTTGACGCTAGTTCGTTGGGGATAAGTGCTTCCAATGCTCCTCAAGTAAAACAGACTCTCTATCAAGACTCCACCGCTGGAGGAAGTCCGTTTGTTGCCACAAGTGCTGGATCTGGCACTGAGATAACGGTGCTCACCACATCGATTACTCCTAGGTCTATAGCCTCAACAGTGTTGGTTACTATAGCTATCAACGTTGGAGTTTCCGGAATCTTATCCTACGGAGCATTCAGAATAACTCGTAATGGAACGGAAATTGGATCAAATAACGTAGGTTCATTGTTGTACGGCATTGCTCCTTTAAATAGCACTGGATCTACTAGTGGAAGTGTTTTCACTAGTCAATTCATCCAGATTCTTGATTCACCGGCATCCGCATCCGCTGTTACTTACAAGATCCATTTGTACGCCACTGGTCCAACGAATTTCCCATCAATATGGGTAAACAGAACATTACAAGATGTTACTAATGGAGTTAACGCTGACAGCCTTGCCCGCACCAGCTCCTCAATGATCTTGCAAGAATACTTCGCATGAAACCCTCCGAAGCGGCTCAAGCGGCTTGCGACAAGCTGTCGTTCACAGACTCGGCCACCATCGCGTTGGCCAAGAAGTTCTGTATCCGCCGCTACTCGATGATCTGGGATTCCTGCCTGTGGAACGATACCCTCGGCATTATCTCTCATCCGGTCACCGCCGGCGATGAGATGATCACCCTCTCGGATTACGTCGCCTCCGCCTACGCTTCAGGGACCGGTTACAATACCTTCATCGACTTCCCCGTAGCCATTCGCTTCACGGTCACCGGAGATACCGATGGCATCGAAGTGCCCGCCGCGGAATGGGTCTCGTTCTTCCAGCTCGATCCCAACACTTGGAACAACGTCGATAGCCGTAAAGCCACCCCCGGCAACTTTGTTAACTGGACTCGATTGATCGGTGGAGCTTATGGCGAGGCCGGTGTTCCGCGCATCAAGCTCGTTCCCACGCCCAATGCCGATGGCACCCTGTTCATCCTTGCCAAGAAACAGTCGCAGATGCGGCAGTTCGGTGAGGCGGTAACCATCTCCAACGATACCAACTTTGAGTTGCGAGGCGTAGAGAACGCTCTAATGGCCTACACTGAAGGCGATCTCCTCGAATACTCTCGGCAGTACGGTAAAGCCCAAGCCAAGTTCCAAGAAGGAGCCGCTCAGGTCTCCATCATGAAAGACATGGAACGCGGCCAACAACAGCAAATCAGCCGCATCATCCCAGATAGCTTGTACGATTACACGTTCCAAGACATCCTGTA